GCTAGCGCAAACCGTTCGTTCAGTAGAAACTCAGACCACACGGTCAAACGGAATGCCTCAAAAAAGTAGCATCCTTACGGACTATAATTGGCCTGGAAAATTTAAGCCTTTTGCACACCAAAAGCAGACTGCCGAGTTCTTAACATTAAACCGTAAGGCTTTTTGTTTTAACGAGCAAGGTACGGGCAAAACGGCTAGCGTAATATGGGCAACCGACTACCTAATGAACTTAGGTGTCGTACGTCGTGTGCTTGTGATTTGTCCTTTATCCATTATGAAGTCTGCATGGCAACAGGACTTATTTAAGTTTGCAATCCATCGTACATGCGACGTTGCTCATGGCGACCCTAAACAACGTAAAAAAATAATTAACGCTGGCGCTGAGTTTGTCATCATCAACTATGACGGTGTTGATATTGTTAAAGAAGAGTTGGTAAATGGCGGGTTTGACCTAATCGTAGTAGACGAAGCAAGTGCCTATAAAAACGCACAGACAACCCGTTGGAAGACACTCAGAGACATAGCTAGTCAGGTTAAGGGTATGTGGATGCTTACTGGTACTCCAGCAGCACAATCCCCCGTAGACGCATTTGGCCTAGCCAAGCTTATTAACCCAAATGGCACCCCTAAATTTTATGGGCAGTTCCGTGACCAAGTTATGTACAAAGTAGGTACTTATCGCTGGATACCAAAACCCCAAGCACAAGCTGTCGTGCATAAAGTGTTACAACCCGCCATTCGGTTTGAGAAAGACCAGTGCTTAGATTTACCTGACGTAACCTTTGTAGAACGAGATGCTCCGCTTACTGCTCAGCAAATGAAGTATTACAAACTGCTTAAAAAGCAAATGCTAATTCACGCAGGTGGAGAGCAAGTCACTTCAGTAAACGCAGCCACTAACATTAACAAGTTACTACAAATATCCGGCGGTGCGGTGTATACCGATACTAAAGAAGTAATTCAATTTGATGTATCCAATCGATTACAAGTGATTAAAGAGGTTATTGAAGAAGCGTCACACAAAGTACTGGTATTTGTTCCATTTACACACACTATAGAACTACTTAACACCTATCTAACCAACTCTGGCATAACGTGTAACGTTATTAATGGGCAAGTGCCTATTAACAGAAGGCACGACATAATTCAAGATTTTCAAAACACCGAAAATACTAGGGTCTTGATAATACAGCCCCAAGCGGCGTCTCACGGGTTAACACTAACTGCTGCCAACGTAATCGTTTGGTATGCTCCTGTGACCAGCGTAGAAACATACTTGCAAGCCAACGCACGTATTAACCGCCCAGGGCAAAAGAACCCTATGACTATTGTGCATATTAAAGGAAGCGAAGTAGAAGCTAGGCTGTACAAAATGTTACAAAACAACATAAATAGTCACACAAAAATAATTGACTTATATAGACAAGAAATTGAAGAAATAGCTTGACATTGTCAAAGTCATTGGTATACTAGTAGTTCGTAGTTAGAAGGAGCTAGAAATGGAAGCTGTAGTTAATGATTTACATGAAGTACCAGCAGACAAACTTGCCGAGATCTACATCAAGATTAGAGACAAAAGAGTCGAGCTTAAAGAGAAGTTTGAAGCAGAAGACACAGCATTGAAAGAGCAACAAGATTTACTAGCGCAAGAGATGCTAGAAGTCTGTTACGAAAACAACGCTGATAGCATTAAGACACCAGCAGGGACAATCATTCGTAAAGTGGATACACGGTACTGGACGACGGATTGGGATTCTATGTATCAGTTCATACAAGAACACGATGCATACCCCCTGCTCGAGAAGAGGTTACATCAAACTAACCTCAAGCAGTTTCTCGAAGAGAATCCAAATCTGTTACCTGCTGGTTTACAAGCAGACAGCAAATACACCGTGGTCGTTAGAAGGAGCAAAACATGAGCAATATTTCTATTTTTCAGCAGAAAAACTCAGTAGCAACTAATCGTGAGGTTAGTGAATTATCTAAGTCCCTAGCGGATAGTGGTGGCGGTACTACCCGTCGTATTACCATGTCCAAAGGCGTATTCCGTCGCATCGTAAACGGCAAAGAAGCTGGCAAGGTTAAAGATGGTTTCTTAAACGTTATCATTATTAATGCATTGCCAAAGGTATCTCGTCAGTTCTACGCTAATGCGTTTGATCCTGATGCCGCTCCAACCTTGCCTGATTGCTGGTCTAACTTAGGCGATGTACCTGATCCTAAAGCCGCTAACGCTCAGTCCGCAAGCTGTGCTAGCTGCCCACAAAACATTGATGGTTCAGGCGCTAACGGCAAGGGTCGTGCATGCCGATTTAATCGTCGTATAGCAGTGGTACTCGAGAACGATATGAGTGGCGATATTTACCAGTTCAACATCCCTGCCAAGTCGTTGTTTGGCAAAGGTGTGGGTAATACACACCCGTTTGAAAGCTACACTAAGTTCTTACCTGCTAACGGAGAAAGCATTGACCGTATCGTTACTCAGATTGCATTTGACGAGAACGAGACTGCTGATGTGCTAAAGTTCACCCCTGTGCGCCACTTGACTGATGAAGAGATTGATGTTGTAGAAGCAGCGCAGTCTACTCAGGAGTCTAAGCGGGTTATTCAGTTGACCGTAGCCCAGCAAGATGGTGTTGTTAAGTTGCCACCCGCAGCTGCTAAACAGCCCGTTGAAGTAGAGGAAGAAGTTGACGAGCCTGTTGTTAAGCGAGCTAAAAAAGTTGAGGTGCCTGCTGCCGCATCAAAAGCAAAGTTAGCAGATGTTGTTAGCGCTTGGTCGGATAACTAATAATGACTTACGGTTACAGTGCCAAGACTATTCAGCTTAATAAACAAGCTGATAGCAGTAGGCTTGGTGTTGCTCTTGGTAAAGCGGCTATAAAACTAGGTATATCAGTTGCAGATGTAGCAACCACTATTGGGGTTAGCAGGCAAACGATATACAACTGGTTTGTAGGTTCATATGAACCTGATAAACGCTATACCAAGAACGTAACTAGGTTACTGAATAGTTTTAACAGGCACATTACAGAATCAAAACTTAAGTAATAAAAGCATCACCGGAAGGTGAGGGGGGATTAGTCCCCCCTTTTTTCCCCCTAACAACGAGATAAGAATGGCAAACATTGACCTATTAAACAGAGTGCAAAGCCCCGATGGGTGGCTTACCGTACTTGGCTTAAAGGGTAAGTCTGCTATACAAGAACTTGTTCAAACACGAGAAGAATTTGATACCTACGTAGAAGACTTTCTGTCCAAGGGCAGGGATGTGTATTTTGGTGTTGCTAAATTTGAGACAAACCTAAACCGCAAAAAAGAGAACGTAAAAGACCTCAAAGCGTTTTGGCTCGACCTAGATTGTGGCGAAGCAAAAGCAGAGTTAAACCCGAAGACAAATCGTCCTGATGGATACATAGACCAAGCAACGGGTCTACAAGCGTTGCAAGCCTTCTGCAAATTAATCGGATTACCCAAACCCCTACTTGTTAACTCAGGCCGAGGTATACACGCATATTGGCCCCTTACTAAACCGATTAGTCGGGAAGAGTGGGAACCAGTTGCTAACCGTTTGAACGAACTATGTGTATTGCACAACCTTTATGTCGATGCAAGTGTATTTGAAATAGCTAGGGTGCTTAGAGTCCCTGGCACACTGAACTTTAAAGACAATCCACCTAAGCCAGTAGAGATAATCTGTGATGCACCAGATGTTGAATACGAAACATTTAAGAACTTACTTGGTGTAAAAGAAGCACCTAAGAAGCCAACAGCTCCTAAAGAACTAAGTGAGTTACAAAAAGCTATGGCTGCTAATACCGTGTCTAGGTTTAGCAAAATTATGATTCGCAGCGCCAACAATGAAGGTTGCGCACAGTTGTTGTATCAGTATCAAAACCAAGAGTCTGTATCCGAACCTATGTGGTTTAATGCACTGTCTATTGCTCATCGTTGCGTAGATAGAGAGAAGGCAATCCATAAGATTTCAGAAAGACACCCTGACTATTCACCCGAAGACACAGAAGATAAAGCTAGCCATACAGCGTTTGCTCAGCGTTGCAGTACGTTTGAGAAGAATAATCCAGGCGGTTGTGATGGTTGCCAATGGAAGGGGCGCATCGGTTCACCTATTGCCCTAGGTAGAGAAATAGTAAAAGCAGAAGAAACTGAGATTCACGAGACACAGGCGCTAGATGACATCGTGACATACAAGGTGCCTTCATACCCATTTCCGTATTTCCGTGGGAAGAACGGTGGCATTTACATAACGATTAAGGATGAAGAAGAATCAGAACCAATCTGTGTATACGAACACGATTTGTATATTGTGAAGCGCATGCACGATCCTGACCCTTCGGTTGGCGAGCTTGTACTAATGCGGTTGCATCTACCTAAAGACGACGTACGGGAATTTACTGTCCCTCTTTCTACCGTAGCAGTAAAAGAAAGATTGCGTGAGGCGCTGTCAACAAAAGGCGTTGCAGGGATGCCAAAGCAAATGGATCAACTAATGGCGTTCTTAATGTCATTTATCAAAGAATTGCAGTACAAAGGAAAGGCAGAACTCATGAGAACACAATTTGGCTGGGCGGATAAGAACAGCAAATTTATTATTGGCGATAGAGAGATTAGCAAAGAAGGTACATTCCACAGTCCACCCTCTGCAAATACAAAAGCGTTTGCGGACGTTATGCACCCAAAGGGCACACTAGAGAAATGGAAAGAGGTATTTAATCTGTATGGTGCCCCTGGGCTAGAACCCCATGCGTTTGCTGCCCTTACTGCGTTTGGGGCCCCTCTTCTTAAGTTTACTGGGCATAGCGGAGCAATTATAAACGTCATCCACAAAGAGTCAGGCACGGGTAAATCTACTGCGTTGTATATGTGTAATAGCGTGTACGGACACCCCGACAGACTAGCTGCAATCTGGAAAGACACCTTAGCCGCCAAGATGCTGCACCTAGGCATTATGAATAACCTGCCTTTTACGATTGACGAGATTACCAACATTAGCCCTGCCGAGTTTTCTACATTGGCTTACAGCATGTCACAAGGTCGTGGTGCCAACAGGTCTAGGTCGGATAAAAACGAGATGCGTATTAACAATACCAACTGGCAGACTATATCGCTGGCTAGTTCAAATGCAAGTTTCTACGAGAAGTTAGGGGTGCATAAGAACAGTCCGGATGGTGAGAGCATGCGCCTATTAGAGTATCAGATCCATCCAAGCAACATTATCCCTGTGCATGTGGCTAAGGAGATGTTTGACCACCAGCTCAAAGAAAACTACGGGCATGCGGGGGACATCTACTGCACCTACTTACTAGGCAACTTAGAAGACACAGTCAGTAACCTGTTAGCGATCCAAGCCAAGATTGATAAAGAGATGCGCCTGACTTCTAAAGAGCGCTTCTGGTCCGCACTTATTGCTTGTAACATAACAGGCGGTTTAGTTGCTCGGATGCTTGGGTTGCACGACTACGATATGAAGGCTGTGTATGCATGGGCTATGCAGATGTTAACTACAGTACGTCAAGACATCGCACCTCCAGCTAATAACGCCGCAGCTATTATTGGTGACTACCTTAACCGTAATATCCAAAGTATGCTGGTTGTAAACAACGAGGTTGACAAGCGCACCAATATGCACTCGGTACCCGTACAAGAGCCACGGGCTGATCTAAAGATACGTTACGAACCCGATACTAAGATGATGTATATCGTAGCCAAGGACTTTAAAAAAGATTGTGTGGAGTCACAAGCCCCATACAAAGAGACACTTAACGAACTAAAGGCTCGTGGTATCTACGTGAAAGCCGATACTAAGCAGATGTCTAAGGGTATGCGTGTTACATCTCCTGGGGTTCATGCACTCTTCTTTGATTGCTCTGTACCCGACTTTATTGATATGGATGCGGTCGTTGCGCCAATTGTGGAAAATGCTAGTAGAGCGGATTAGTTACAACGTCAACTGGAGAAACTTTAAGGTAGGGTATTCGATCTTTGTACCTTGCCTTAATCCTGATGCCGCCAAGAAAGACATCCTGCGTGTTACAAAAAGATTAAAGTTGGAAGTTGTGTTTAAAGTTGTTATCCATGAAGGAGTAAAAGGTTTACGAATATGGAGGATTTAACCTATACTCGAGCACAGAACAGCTCGTCTGTTTCTCCTCGGAAGTTAGCTCCTTCCAATCCTCTTGAACCCCGCCTAGTGCGGGGTCTTTTTTACTTAAGGGGAACGAGTGCCTCTAACCAAAGGATAGATGTATGGGATAAGTTCTTCTCGAACAGATAGTCCTTGATACGCTTGACCACGACGTTTCATGCGTGTTTCTAAAGATTTAATAATATCTTCGTCTTCAATCATAAGCATGGGATTTTTTTTGTTAAATTCAGCTATATCTTTTAAAACTTTAATGGCTCTGTCTGTTTCAGAATCAGTCTCTAAACCGTTACGAATTGCTACATCAAAACGATTGAGTAGCGTAGAACGATCTTTTTCCATTTTTACCACCATCTGCTTAGCCATAAAGTTGGCTTTTTGTACTTGGGCTACTTCGGTACTACCAAACCCTAAAGTCTGTGCAAGCAATTTACCTGTTGTATAAAACTCTGGATCTGTAAGTTTGTCACCTGTGGTGGTAGTAGCACCTTCTCTACTTAATCTCATTGCAGTTAAACCACCTCTAAGCCATGCTGGGGAAAGTTTTTCGAACCCTCTATTTAGCTGCCCATTATTAAAATCATCAAAAGCAGCAAATATGTTTGAGCCTACACTACCAATAGGACCAGTAAAGCCAAATACAAAATTTTGGAAAGCTTCTTTAGAAGTGTCTCCAGGGCTATCGTTTCTAAACCATAAGCCATCCAAAGAAGTAGATGCACCAAGGTTTAAATCGGTGTAAGCAGATAATGGACCCATTTCAACACCACGAGATAATGTTTGAGCTTGCTCTTCGGTTAAATTAAAAAAGTTAGCTAAGCTACTGTCAGGGCCAAAGTAGCTAGGAATAAATGAATTTCTAAACCATAGGTCTAAATTGCGTTTACCAAGCGGGTTTCCATCGTCGTCTTTGTCGTAATCTTCGTCTTCTTCGTCACGTAGCAGTTCACGCATGCCCTCTGCCATACCCATAATAAAGCTGTATAAGGGAAAGCCTGTAAGACCAGCAAATAAGCCAGTCATACCTAGAGTGCCAAAGAACTTAATGGCAGCGTCTCTTTTTTCTTCCTTGTTCAAGAATGGCAGCATGCCGTAGAAATTACGTACTAAGTACGATGTCATCTGCAGTGGGTAAGTCAAGAACTGAAATGCAAGACGTCCGCCTGCAGTTTTCATTGGGGGCGGTTTGTTGTACTGAGTGTAGTTAAACAACGCGTCGTACGTTAGCTTTAGGGCTTTTTTAGTAGCCGAATCAAACGCAGCTTTATCGTCCATACCTTTTTTCTTTGCATCTGCATACGATAATTCAAACGCAGACATATACATAATTTCACGGGAAATACGTTCAGCGTGATGGAATGCGCCACCCATTAAATTAAACGTAAACCTAGTTCCTCTTTCTAGATAACTTTGGTATCGAGTACTAGGAACTTCAGCCATTGCTGTCATATCCCCTGCATAGGTAGACATAAATATGTCTTTGTCATTGGCAAAATTCCAAGCATCTTTTAGTACTTTTCTGTACGCTGGATTTTTGTGTTCGTTTATATACTTAGAATCATTAATAGATGGTTGACCCCATGCAGTTACTACGTTACCGTTCTTGTCTTTTTTAGTTGTGCCAAATTTATTCCACAAAGCGCTGTATCTAAGAGCAGTTGCACCTGCTTGTAATGTGCCAAATTCAGCCGATAAGGTAGGTAAACCAACAATTGGCAGCTGAGTCATCTGTATTAAAGCAGATTTAGGAGAGGTCAAAAGCCAATAGAAAACAAACTTGTTGCCAAGTGAGGCAAGTTGATTCCAATCAAGCCCTTCTTCAGGAACTGTAGGAGTAATCTCATTAATAGCCCGATTGCTAACTTCTCTAATAATTGCAGCTAGTTTTAATTTATCCGGGTTTTGTTGTATTTCTGCATACGCAGCAGCTATGCCGTTGCGAATTTCATCCGAGTACTTTAACCGAGCTAGTTGATTAGCAGCAGTATGCTGGCTAACAATAAAGTTGCGAATCACATCGGCGCTAAAACCAGTCTTGCCCTGACGGTGTACAAACTTACGACGGATGTCTTTATCTGGTAGGGTCATCAAATACATTTGGTAGATATTGTCTTTAACTGCGTCAATGTCTGACATTTTGTTTTTATCCAGCATCGCAAAGATTTCTTTAAGCATGTCGCTAGACTCAATATGCTTTTCTCTTAATTTGCGGATGTCGTCCCCAACGTCTAAGTCACCGTCGGCAATCATCTGGTCTTTGGTGCGTTTATCCCCAGCTTTATTAAGTTCAGCAACACGGGCTTCAATAGCACTATTTCGGGCTACGGTTCCTTCGAACATATAGAACTCACCGCTCTTGCCCTTGCCTACGCTAAACCAGAAATTACCGTAACGCATCAATGGGAAATAAACTTCCAACAACTTAGCTTCTTGGAACGTTTTGGTAATAGCGGCAATCAATTTGCCTTTTGGGGTAGAAGCATCGTTAACGTTTCCAGGTACGTTAGAAGCCGCAATTTTTTCTTTTAATAACTGCTCATGCAGGTCAAAGGTTTTCTTGTAGCTGTCTTTAGCCATCTTATATATGGCATGCCCTTCGCCCTTACCAAACTTACCTAGTTGCTCCCAGCCACCCATGGTGTATTTTTCACCAGTAACAGGGTTGTTATAAGCGCCGCCTTCGTACACTAGTTTAATTGCTGCAGTGCGCTCAGTTCTTTGCTTTTTAAGGTTAGGTAAAGTCTTAGGATCCGTAGAAGGGTTAAGAATGTCATTCTCAATCCGCTGTAACTTTGGATCGTTCTTTAATGCAGTTGCTGCATCAGGATGCTTGGTAGGATCTACTTCTAACAAAGTAGATGCATTAATTAAGTCACTAAGTACCCTGCCGCCTTCTTCGTATTTTTGATTAAAGTTAATCCAATCAGGAGTTTTTTCAGCAAGTTCACGAATCATCTGCACCCGCATGCCAGCCATGTTATCCACAGCGTTGTTAATAACTTTTAAGTTATTAATCTTGTCCCCAGCTATACGGGTAATATCGTCTGTTGTAAAAACTTTTAACGCAAGTTTTAATTTGTTAACATTTATGGCACTATAAATAGCTTTCATCAAACGGATAGCGTCATTAGCGTTTCTAACTTGCATCATCAGTTCGCCAATAGAACCGTTTAACTCAGAGCTTCTGTTAGATAACCGAATCTTTCTAAGTAGATTTTCTACCAACTTTGGTTGTTTAGGAGGCTTAGGTGCTTTAGGAGGTGCAGGTTGTTTTGGTGCTTTGGCCTTAGCAGCTAGAGCTTTACTAGACTCAACTCCCACATCTGGTAAGGGTGCGGACAACAATTTATCGGTAACAATAATCAGGTCTTGGAGAGCAGACATATGCGTCTCGTCCATATCAAACAACTTACGTATGCTCTGTACAAACCTAGTAAACAGCCGATCAATAAACCCAGGTGCCTCGCCAGCATAAGCTATGTCTGGGTTGCCAGGAGTCATAATAAGAAACTCTTGCATGGCAGGTAAAGACATGCCGTAGGCTATAAACTCTTTAATATCGGTAAAGGCTTCGTCAGGAATATCCAACATAGCTACAGTTAGCACTCCAAGATCACCTGACTCTAATGCTTCAGCTTTAAGGCGGTCATAGTTTTGCTTAGCCGCATCCATGGTGTACATGAGCTCAAGTATCGGTATAGTTAAGGAGCGAGGTACGGGGGTGTACTCTGCTTTTAATTCACTTAACTTAAAGTAAGCATCAATACGAGATACGGTTGCAGCATGCAAAGCTTCGTGTAACACAACGGTGTTATTAATACCGCCTTCACGCATTACATAAATAGTCTTCCTGTTGGGAACGTATAAACCTGCCGCTCCTTCCATTCTTTCCTGCAGAAACGGGGTGGGCATATCCGCAGGGCTGTCTACTACAACAAACTTAACCCCAGTAAGGAAAGGCCCTAAACGCTTAGCCAGTATCCTCTCAAAAGGATTGCCATTTTTAGCTATGTAGTTAACTGCACCTTGAGCAAAATCAAACTTTTCAAACGCATCGTTGTCTTGCCCGTTAGTAGACTCGCTAACCTCTGCACGGCTAGGTGCGCCTATTTTTTTCTTAGCTTCGTATCTTTGCTTACCAAGTTCACGTTCTTGGGGGTTAGCTTTATTCAGTAAGGCAGTAGCTCTTTTACCCGCAGCTTTATTCTTCTGGTCTGGGTCAACAGCCAAACTATGTGCAATCTCAAGAGCGCCTATACGTTCTTCTCTTAAACCAAACAAAGTATCCTGAGCTTCTTTTTCAGTGCCAGAACGCTCAACAATAGCTTGCTCGTCAACTACTTTGCCTAGAATTTTCTCAGCTTTAGTAACTTCGGTAATAGCATTGCGGCCTATCTCTTGACGCCCCTTACGATATGCAGCGGCGGCGGCTTGTTGCTCTGGGGTCCTGTCAGTCTTTGGTCTGCCAGGAGATTTACCTCTAGTAACTGAGGGTGCAATTAAATTAGCAGCTTCGCCCGATACATCTACAGGAGAGCCAGCCATTAAACCATTTGCGTATTTAAGCCCTAGTTCATACGCTTGTCTTTCTTTTTTATTTTTGTAGGCTTCGGCACCTTTAGAAAACCCACTTCTTGCGTCTTTACTGCCCATTTGAAAAGCGTCGATTAAAGGCCATCTTTCTTTAGGTGGCTGGTCCCACCCTGGTCTTCCATCTGATCTTACATTATTTGGGTTAAACAACGTGTGCGACATGTTAGACGCTTTGCTTTGGATTTCTTGACTTTC